AAACGTTGGATTTAGAAAAAACAAAATGGGTGATTGCAAATCGAATGATGCAAGCCGGGTACCCTGTGAATTGGGTAAACGAAAAGCTAGGACTAGGAATGTCTACTATCTCTATGCCTTGGGCAAACACTCCTAGAGACACAATCGACTTAGGTACATTACCAAAAAACAATGAGCAAGAAAAATCATTTGATTTTCAAGGCGTTCTAAAAAAAAACTTAACGAATAAAAAGAAAACAATTCAAGATAGTATTAAAGAACTTGACTTCGAGGCGATGGATGAATTTTGTGTCAATGTTGAAACAAAAAGTATTTCAACGCTACAAGCTCCTCTCACTAAAGTAATTGAATCGTATTTTGAAAGGCTTCAATCCTCACAAATTAAACGCCTGGAATCTTTTCTAGACGGTGAGTCATACATCAACAAATCAAATGGAAGTCGAGAACTAAAAGAAGATAACGTTGACGACGTTTTATTTTCTGAACAAAAGTGGAACTCAATTTTGAGAATGGACGTTAGCCCTTATTATATAAAGGCTTATCTGTCATCTTCCGAAGTGATGCGCGATGAATTAGGTGGTTTCTTACGCTTTAATCCAACCGACCAATTAGCTTCAGACGCTGCGGTTCGCCTTGGAAATAAAATAGTTGACATTAATAAACGGATAAGAGATAATTTAAAAGATGCAGTCTCTGAATCGTTAAAGGCTGGGGCCACCAGGGGTGAATTGATTGATTCGATAAATGGGATTTTCAAAACATCATTTAACAGAGCAAGCACGATAGCTAGAAACGAAACTCAAAATGCTATGAGTGTGGCTCGTGCCGAGGCCCTTGAGGCAGAAGTAAGCACAAAGTTATGGACTAGTTCAAATCATAGCAATGTAAGGGCTACGCACCGGCATTATTCTGGTCTTGGTGCGAAGCCTATGGATTATGAATATTCAGAAGGACTTAAATATCCTCATGATCCTAATTGTGACGAAGCTGCCGAAATAGTAAATTGTTCTTGCGTTTTAGTATCTGGTGATTGAGTACAAATGAATACGGTAGTTTTGATTCTTTGTCCTTATGAAATAAGGAAATACGGTTCTTGCGGCACGTTCTTTTTTCTTGTTGCGGAAACAAAAACTAAAAAAGTTTTGAAACGTACTTTACCTACAATTGAATCTGCTGTTGAATTTGTGCGTAATCTTTGAAATAATTTGTACGAAATGATATTTTTAATTATATTTAACGTGAGGATTTTATGAAGAAAACAATAGAAGAGCTCGTAAAAGAACGTTTAGCACCTAACCAAAAAGTAATTACTTTTGGTCGTGTTTTTGGGTCTTATGTCCAGGAAGAAGAAGAATATTTAGAACTTTGCAAATCATTTAATCGTGCAAAAGAAGGTGATGGTTCTGGCGGTTCTACCGAGTTTAAAAAAGATCGCTTTATTACTTTTGTTGCTTCTGACGAAACTACCGATTCCTACGGGGATATACTTCGTGTTGACGGGTGCGACCTTTCGAGGTTTAAAAATCGAGCTTGCGCTTTTATTTGTTCCCATGAAGTTGGAAATATTCATGGAGCTTCTGGCGTTATCGTAAAATCATGGAAAGCAAAGAACGTTGAAGGAAGCCCCAACGGAAAAGCCGTTATGGTAACGGTTTATTTTCCAACGTTTGAAGAAGACCCAGACGCTGATTATGTGTTCAAAAAATTTAAAGCGATGACCCTCAATGCCGTGTCAGTTGGACTTTCTGTTTCAGAATATAATTGCCCAACAAGTGACGACGAGCGTAAGGCTCTAGGTCTTGGAAAATACGGCGCAGAAATTTTAAAGTGGATGCCACATGAATTATCCGCTGTGACTGTCGGAGCAAATCCGAAAGCTTTGATGCAGCGTTCCATTTCAGAAGAAATTAAAATTGCAGTTCGTGAATATCTGGATGAAGAGGCCGAGAAAGCGCAACCTACAAGCCTCAGCAAATATCTGGAAAATCACAAAATTGAAATCAAAAATTAACAACAAACAAAGGAATTATTATGAAAGATGAAGAACTGAAAGCTATCGCAGCGACTGCCGAAGAAGCCACCAATAAGGCTTTTGATGCAAAGTCCGTTAAGGTAACGGCTGATTTTGAATCTCTCAAAGCTGAAAACGAAAAAAACAAAGCTTTGATTGAAGGGCTGAAAAAAGAAGTCGAAGAAGGAAAGACTACTGTGACTTCGCTTGATGGCAAGCTTATTAAAATGGCTGCCGGCGTTGAGTCAATTTCAATCAAGGGTTTGGGTGGTGGTCAACGCGAACTTTCTTTTTCGAAAGAAAAGATGTATCGCGGCATGACTACTGGAAATTGGCATGGCGCCGACATGGAAAAGGAAATTGCTTACACTGTAAAGTCGAAAGCAATTTCTTCCGTGTCTGGCGAGTCTGGCGGGTTCCCGCTTCCCGAAGAAATGGCGGTTGGAATTATAGAAATGATCCGCGAACGCAATCCACTCAAAGATCTCGGCGTTCTCGAAGTCAATCCAAAGTGCGAAACACTCAAGTTCCCCAAAGTAACCCAAGGATCAAGCGGTTATTGGGTTGGCCAAGGTACCGGAATTCCAGAATCAGACATGAAGTTTGGTTTGATTTCCATGACTCCGAAAACGGTTGCCTCTCTTTTGTATGTAACAAAGCCGATGGCCGACATTATGGACCAGTCGTACGTTACTGTAATCGAGAACGACATTGCAAACGCTCTTGCAGCTACGCAGTTCCAAGGTTTCCTTTACGGCAATGGTTCTGACAACACGCCTATTGGACTGGCCAACATTCCAGGCATTGACAAGACGCTTGCAACTGGTGCTGATGGTGATTCTCCAACAAAAGCTTTCTTGCGTCAGCTCCGCGCAAAAGTAAACCAGAAATACTACAACGGCAATTTTAAGATGCTTGGCAACAAGAATCTTTTCTTCGAAATTGCGTCTCTCGTTGCGACCGCCGCTCCCGATGCAGCCGCCGCGATGAAGGATGAAATTTTGGTGGACAATGCCTGCGGAGTTCCTTTCCTTTCTTCTGGCATGTCGCCTGCAAATAAAGCGAAGGGCAACGGGACTTCTCTTGCCGATTTGTTCTAGGGTAACTGGAATTCTTCTACCATGGCAAACTGGCTGGGTGGCATCACGATCGAACGTACCGATGTTGGTGGCAAGGCTTTTGAAGCAAACCTCACCGGCATTCGCGCGACGATGAATACCGATTGCGCCGTTCGGCACACCGACGAATTTGCGATCGCTCCGTTTGTGAAAACGATTTAACAAATTCTGAGGCGGGACCATAAACCGCCTCATTTTTATTGAGGCTATTATGTTTTTGAAAGTAAAAAATTACGAAAGCTACATTGATTTCTACCCTGGTACGGATATTCCAAAAGAAGTTTTCGAATCCGGAAAAACATTTGAAATTCAGGATGAACTTTTTGACATCCGACAGAAAGACAAAGTGGTTGTTGTTGAAGCTCCACAAAAAGAAATTGAAATTGAAGAGCCAAAAAAAGAAGAAATTGTTTCTTCTGAAATTGTTTTGCCAATTGAAGAAGATGAAAAAAAGAGTGCCCGGCAACGTGCCTTAGAAAAATTAAAGGGCAATCCTTCAAGTGGATTACACACAAATTCACCAGGTCCTATTTAAAATGAATTTGTCTACAATTGAAAGTTACTTCGAGTTATTCCCTGAGTCGATCCCTGCCGGGACGGCGTTAGCGAGCACTAAGAAAGCTATTGAAAGGCGGATAAAGTCTGTAAGTGCCGCTGTCGAAGGGCACGTTAAAAGTGTGATGAATCGAAATATTCTTTCTATCGAGCGAGAACAGCTTTTTACACCAGCAAAAGGAACGGGGACAAGGTCGATTAGACTCAATGCCTTCCCTGTCGAGTCCATTTCTAAAGTTGTTGTTTTTGATTCCGAATTGACTGAAGCAAACGATGAATTTGAAGTCAATAAAGAGCTTGGTATAATTTCTTTTTCGACTCCAATTTCTCAGGATTGGAGTACAAATTATTTAAACGCAATTTATGTGAAATGGACTGGTGGTTTGGCTAAAGACACGGCAGAATTTATGGAGTTATTTCCAGACGTAGAAGAGCGCGTATTGACCCAGGTTCGCTTCGAAATGCAGAGATACAAAGACATCGCGTCTAAATCAATTGCAAACGGACAAACGACAAGCCAATTAAACCCATACGGTTTAATGCCTGCGCTTCTCGATAGCCTTGAACGATTTAGGACGGCCCCATGGACGTAATGAGTTTTAACGATGCAAACGAAGAATTAAAAAAAGAACTCAATGAATTTCGTGAGCGATCAAAAAAAGTTTTTATTGCAGGAGTTTATAAAATCCACAAAGATATTATTTCTCTGTGGTTTTCTGCTCCTAAGTACAACTTAATTGGATTGTCAAGGCGCGATGGAAAAGCCGCGAGCAGTTGGCACGTTATTGTTAATCGTGGAAACGAAAATATTACTGCAAACATTGTTTCCTCTGGTGCTCCTTATGTTGGTGCGTTTTTTGAAGATAGAGAAATAAAACCAAAACAAAAGAAATGGTTAGCTATTCCCGCAGGAGCTAGTGTTATCGGCGGAGACAAAGGAAAAACGCGTTATCCTGGTGGCCCACTGCAAGCCGAAAAGGCATTATCAAAGCCGGAAGGCGTTAAGAGCGCTTTGCAATTTGTAAAAAAAGACTCCGATACTGCTTTTTTCTTTGCGCGAAAAGGAGTAAAAGGCACTGGAATAACAGATAAAAAAAGACTTCTTTTTGTTTTAAAGAAAAAAGTAAATCAAAAAGCAAGGCTTAAACCTATGCTTCCGTGGGTTGATAAACAAGCCTCTAAATTAATGCGAGAAATGGATTTATAATGCTAACAATAGAACACAGAATAATGGACCTATTAGAGAACCGATTGCGTCAATATATGGTTGCAGGGACAGCCGTGTACGTCAGTACAGAATCTGATAATCCTATTCTATGGTCTGAAAGCATATCAACATCTGGGACCTTATTACAGGCGTATCCGAGAGCTTTTGAATTAGAAATAACAGCAACTGAAAAATGCAAAATAACGGAAGTTACTTTGTATGCATCGCTTGGAATGGACGCTCCGGATTCTTATTCTGGCGTTATTGATTTTGTTTCAAATATCCCTTTTGTTATTTCTAATTCTGGCTTGTCAGTCACAATAAAAGAAAGCTTCACAGTTGGTATGAAATGGCTTCTTTGCGCGTCGAATGCGTCCTATTCGATTGGTGACATTTCCAACAAACGAATCTATGATCCTAACGCTCTTCCGTCACCGTCACTTAGTTTGTACGCAATTGGTGGCCCAGCAGAGAATAATACAGTAGACCAAAAAGACTATCAATTGAACGCTTTTATTGTACTTGCAATATCTAAAGAAATGTATGAATCTGGTGCTCAATACGAAATACTTGGGGATCTGAGAGACTTTATTAATAGTGACTCGGCACTCTATGATAACTCGGTTTGCCTTGCAACAAACGTAGTGTACGTTTCTGATCAATATTTTGATCTTTCTGACCGAGAAGATTCTATATTTAAAATTGAATTACGCATAAATTATTCAACGAAATTAACAGACGCGAGGTTAAAATGAGTAAGTGTTCTCCAATGAATTCGGACAAGCGGCAAATTGCCGTTAAGAAAGAAACTGTTTGCGGCGCAGGCGCGACGTTTGCGGTCACCGATTTCCTGATTCGTCCTAGTGACATTAGTACCGAAGTCGACATGGGATTCCAAGACGACGACACTTTGAGCGCTACTATGTCGCCATCGGTTTCAACTCCTGGGAAAAGAACTAGTACTGTAAAATTTGCTGGAAAACTTGTTGGTTCAGGGTCCCCAGCTAATCTTCCCGAAATTGATGCAGCCCTTATTGGGTGCGGAATGGTGAGTGGAGTGATAAAATCAATTTCGATTGGTGCCATTACTGACGGTCCTTTTATTGAAGGCGAAACAGTTACTGGAGGCACAAGTTCCGCAACTGGAATCGTGATGCGAGCGGCTTACGCTGGAGATACAAAGCTTTACATCCGCACAGCGACTGGTACATTTGCATCCACAGAAACGATCACGGGTTCTGTTAGCGCAGCCGTTGCGACATCAAGCTCCGCAGCCGTTGCCGCTGGAACTTATTATGCACCTAGCTCTAGCAGTAACGATACCGTTGCGCTGCGCGATGAATTGGACGGATTCTATCAGGAAACTGACGGTGCTGTTGGGACGTTTACAATTGCGGCCGACGCTGCGGCGTCCTTCAAGGCTGAGTTTACTTTCTCTGGAAAGCAAGGCGAACATGGTGACGCAGCAATGACATCACCTGTTGACAGATACGAAACCGCATTCCCGACGTTCAGAAACGCTTTGTGTGTAATGGATCGTGGGCTTGCTACAGAGTTCCAGCCAATTGTTAAGTCGATGTCTTTCGACTACAAATGCGACACAACGATGCGTGACGACGCTAACGAAGATACTGGACTCATCGCTGGTAAAAGAACAAAGCGGGTTCCGACTCTTGTACTTTCAGTCGAAGCGATGCTTAAGGCTGACTGCGATGTCTATGACAAAATGAAACAAGGTGATATTTGCTCAATTGGTTTGTGTGGAGTTTCCCCCGATAGTAAAGTGGCTTTGTTTGGGCAGAAGGCGCAAATTACATCTATCTCCCCAGGTAATAAAGACAAAGTCGCAACTTTCGACATTACGTACAAATTAACAAAGAACTCAGATGCTGGAGATGATGAATTTTTCATTGTCTTTATAGACGGGTAAACACAAAATAACAAAGGAAAAAGTATGAATCAAAAAGACATTCGCAAGTTCATTGCTATCGTCCCGGCAGTTCGCGCAACGGCTGTCACGACTTATAACGGCGAAGCGACCGTCGGTGATGCTGATGGTATTCCTCTCAAAGATGCTGATCTTGTTATCGTTGACGTATCGGTAGGTGCGGTGGCAGCTACTGGCTCGTTGGCATTTCAGCTTCAAGTGTCGAATCTTGCAACTGGAAATACAACAAGCACACTCGTTGACGTTGAAGATGCCACACTCGCCGTTGCTGCTGACGGGGACAACAAAACGTACGCAATTTCCGTCAAGGCTTCAAACCTTCCGGCAATCAGCGGAGACGTTTATTTGTATGTAAAACGCGTGCAGACCGGTGCTGTTGACATTTGCGACTCAACAGCAATTTTGCTCACTAATCACGAAACGAAGTCCGTACTTTATAACGGTGGAACCTCTGATTTTTCTGCCGAATTGTAATTCCCTCTAGCATAGCCTCGTTAGAAAAAGTATTCCATTCAAATGTTCTTTGAGTGGAATATTTTTTTATATTATATACGCGCACTTTTGCACACAAACTAAGAGGCTTCAAATGATTTTATTAAACCCAAAAATCCCAATGACTTTAACGCTTGACAGCGAAAAAGATTTTTCCGAAAGCGAACGAACTAAATTTTCTGTCAATGTTCCAACGGTACAACAGGAAGCCCAAATAAAAAGGGCTGAACATATTGTAACCCCAGCAAAAAACAAAGATGAAAAAGCAACGGTAGAATGGGTTCTTTATTCTGCATACCAAAAAGCTTTTGAGCTTTGTGTTTCAAATGTGTCTCCACTCAAAGACTCTACAGGAAAAGATGTGGAGTATTCTTCCGAAATAATGCCTGACGAATCGCAAAATGGGCACCCCTTTCCATAACAAACCGGACACCATATTTTCCACCTGACATCTCTTGCGTTTGGTTCTGGTTCGGGGGCTTCATGGTGACATCCTT